GAAAAGTTTATTTACTCTTACTGGGAAGAGCGGGTGGTCTGATAAAAGCGGACTAACATTCAGGGGCTGCGACGGAAGCAGCCCTTTTTTAATGCCATGCAACTTCGCTACATAACCACGCGGGACCAGCTCGAAGAAGCCTTCACAGAGCTGTGGACAATCCCCAAGCTTTGCTTAGACACAGAAACGACAGGACTAGACGCAAGAGTTTGTGACGTTCGTCTTCTTCAGCTCTGTACGACTCAGGCAGATGTAGAAGACCGTGTGGTGTATGTTATCGACTTATTTAAGTGCAAAGACATCGATGGCTTAAAAGCGTTGATCGAGTCACGCGAAATGATTCTGGGTCATAACCTGAACTTTGATCTGCAGTTTTTACTTCAGTTAGATATCGACTATAAACACAAAATATTCGACACATTTATAGCCGAACGTTGTTTAGTAGCTGGTTCAAAAGAAAAGAAAGTCTCTCCGAAGACTGAGAAAGTTTTCTTCGGGGAAGTTAGCTGTTCCCTTAAAGCGGTTGTTGATAGGAGGTTGAATTTGGAAATCTCAAAAGAACAACAGGTTTCAGACTGGAGCAAGCTTGATTTAGATATCGAACAGATCGAATACGCAGCAAAAGACGTAGATATTCTCCCACAGGTTGCGAAGATTCAATTAGCTGAATTGGCTTCTGAAAACCTAGTCGAGGTCTACAGTCTAGAGAGTAAAGTCATACGACCAGTAGCGTTGATGTGTCACTATGGTTTCGGTGTTGATGTCAGTAAAGTAAAAGAACTAAAAGCTAAGAAGCAGCAAGAACTTGACAGAGCTACTAAATTGTTTTGTGAGTCTCTTGACAATCGACTTCCTGATGGATTCAAACTACCTAGACGAGATGACGGATTACTCGCCGTGGGAAAGAACGCTAAAAAGGAATTTAATCCTGGATCAAATATTCAATGCGTCAAGTACTTCAACCAAATCGGCACTGCTCTACCAGTTGATGATCGAACAGGAAAACAGACACTGTCGCAGGTAGCTCTCTCAGAATTTGATAGCGACGATGTCACACTAAATCTTTTGCGTAAAAGAACGAAAATCGAAACTGCACTCGCCCACGTCGAAAAAATACTTGACAACATAAACCCCATATCAAACCGCATGCACAGCGGCTATAACACCTACGGAGCTAACAGCGGAAGATTCACTAGCTCAGGATCAAAGAGGGTCACAGGCAAAAAGAAGAAAGAAACGTGGGGCATCAACATCCAGCAAGTCCCGAGAGATAAAGAATTTAGAGAATGTTTCGTCCCGTCCCCCGGTTACAAATTTATAATCGCTGACTACTCACAAATCGAGCTAAGACTTGCTGCGGAGCTGGTTAATATCCCGCAGATGATCAAAGCTTTTAATGAAGGCTTGGACTTACACAGTCTCACGGCGAGTCTTATTTACCATGTCGACATCGATAAAGTCGAAAAATCACAACGGCAGATGGGCAAGACGCTCAATTTTGCGTTGCTTTACGGCATGGGGTTCAGGAAATACAAAACTTACAGTGCTCAATCGGGAAACATAATCACACTGAGTGAAGCAAAAACTGCTCACGCTGGTTTCCACAGGGCTTACCCTCGACTGAGGGAATGGCACAGAGAAAGAAGCGCCATGGTTGAGGATGGTTGGACTTACGTGCGAACTCCTACTGGTCGCCGCAGACTACTTAGTTACGACGATGCAACCATGAGCGCATGTGCTAACACTTTAATTCAAGGAGCTGGTGCAGATATTTTGAAGATCGCCATAGCAAACCTAGGTAAGCATGTGAATAACAAATTTAGGCCAATAGCCACGGTTCACGATGAACTTATCTTCGAGGCGGTAGAAGAGAAAGCAGAAAAGTATAAGGTGTTACTGGAGACAGAAATGAAAGAGGCCGCCTTATCGGTTCTTACGAAAGTACCGGTGAAATGCGATGCTAATGTGGCGGAATCTTGGGCAGAAAAGTAATGCTGACTGTATGGTTGCCTGACTCAAAAGGCAAAGAGGTGTTTACCGCTAAAACAGACAGCGGTTACGTCGGGTGCGTAGAAACTAACGAGTGTTTCTTGATGACAACTAAATTTTTTAACAAACCATTAGAAGCAGCGAACGCTGCAAGAAAACTAAAAAAACAAATGAAAGAAAAAGGTTCTTTGACAGCTGTAGTACAAGTAAAAACTGTAAAAGATAAGACAAAACTTAATTCACATGTAAAGTTAACAGGTCGGTTATACACCCAGTACGACACTGAAGCTATGCCTTTGCTTAGTTTCCAAGAAGTTTGGGTTCTCACACACCCTAAAGGGTATGTACGCGATTGCCTAAATCAAAAGAAGAAGCAATTAGTGGCGTTTACATCAAACAGAGATCAAGCAAAACGATTTAGAAGCCACGAGGAAGCCAGCAGAATTATGAGAACTTTAAAAGGTGTGGTTGGGCCTGGGTTTAATATCACACGTTTTTACATTAAGTCAGAACCAAGTTAGAATTACTGGGAAGAGCGTAAGTAACGAGCCTAAGCATCATGCCTCAGAAGACTAACGGCACTGAAGCAGCTAACAATGCACCTGATGTTGGCGTCGGCGGCGGCCCCGGTACACCTCCAAAATTCCCGTCAGGAGGTAAGGGTAAAAAACGGAAGATGGCTGGAGAGAACTTTGGTTTAATGCCCACGGAAGTCGTTGAGTCGACTCGTGGTCGTGGTTATGGTTTGACTTATCAGCCGCAACAACGTGGAAGCAAGACCACTAAGTTTGGTGGTGGTGGACCTCTTATCAACTTCAACCCAATTCTTTCTCAACAAGCCAACCCCAACATCTCAGTAATGAGTGCAGGTGGTGACATCACCACCGGGGCAGGAAAAGGTGGTGGTAAGGTCGGCGGAGGCGGCGGAAACGGCGGAGGCGGCGGAAACGGCGGAGGCGGCGGAGGCGGCGGAGGCGGTGGTCTTCCCTCCATTGCAGAAAGTGGCTTCAACCCTGCCGATTATGGTACGGGAGGTTTTGGACGCGCAGATCTTAATCAATTGCGAGATCAAGGTTATAGCGACGACCAAATTCGAGATTACGTAGAAGAAAGCGGCGTAAATCTTGGATCAAGAGCCGGAGAACAACTTGGATTAGGGGATGCCACGGGGGGTGATCCTGGACAAACTGGAGATCAGACTCAACAACAAACAGCTCGCGATAAAAGGGGAGCTACTCTCGGTCTAGGTGGTGTAAACCTCAGGCGTTTAGACACAGGAGTCAAAAAGTACGATAGCCCTAGTGACGCTAAAAACGTATTAGCGGCATTCAGAACAGCTACGGGAAGTAGTGGAGCTAAGCAAGCAAAAAATATATCTGACAAAAGAATTGGACAATTGGTCTCGAAAGCAGGGATCAAAAATTTCGATTCACGTAGTGACGCAAAACAATTAACAGACTACCTAGTTACTCGAGAAAAAGAAAAGCGTCAGGAAGAGAGAGACACGCGGCAACAAGTTAAACAAACTCGTCAAACAGCTCAAGACAAGGGTGAAAAGAACGTCATTGCTCAGATTAAACGAGAAATTAAGAGGGAGACTGGAACCCGTCCCACGCAAGCCACTTTTAATAAAGCAGTTCAAAAAGCTAACGTAGGTAAAAAGATTGACGCTAAAGACACTAATAAAATCGTCAGGGCGATCAAGAAAGCGAAGGGGCAAAAGGCTAAAGGAAAAGGTAAAAAATGAAAAAGGTTATCTCGGAAATAAAATTCTGGGTTAACCTGTATCGCATCGTCAAGCGAATGGATCCCGAGGAGAGAAAATCTCTCCTTGGGTTTGTACCCAATGATGTCTATTGAAAACTATCAAGTTTTAGTTTCAAAAGACAGTAATAAAATAAAGCTCGCAATTACCGCTCACGACGCATCCCACGCGCAAGCGCAGGCTCTGGACATAACGAGGAGCCTCGAAGCCGATAGGTTTGAACTTGCATACGGGAAATACAAACCTAACAAATTAAGTGAGCTATACGAAAAACTAGCTTACAACAATTTCGAGCATGCTAGTTGCTGTGAATGGGAAAGCTCCTTTACAAACAATGTACCATCAGTATATGCACTCAGAAAAAGATATTATGTTCGCCCTCTGATACTAGGTTACTTAGATATACAACGTGATCAAATAGTAAAAAACTCATGTAATAACCTCAAGTGCATCAACCCTTACCATAACCATTACCTGAGTTTCAAAAATTCAAAAATAGGTAGCGGAGACCTGCAAATCGCCCTAGCATTCCGAGGCCAAGGCGTTTCTGTCTCGCAGATCGCTGAGGTACTCAAAGTCCACCGCTCAACGATTTACAGAGCCCTCAAAAATGAACGTCTTCTTACTGGGGATAAGGATCACTGACAAAGCGATCCTTGAAGACGGCAAAGCCAACGTAATTGCGGAAGCTCTGCCCTCCTCGAACAAACGTGTCTCAACTAAAGTCCAACTAATCCAAAAAGCTGATCATTACGTCGGCAAGCTTCTCCAAGATCTGGAGGAAAAACAGGAAGTTCTCGCATTGGGTCCAGTTAAACCCACACCTGACGGTGTGTTGGTGATGCAGCCCATGCTTGTGATCAGCAAAGAAAATTTCTCCGACCTTCTCGCCGTCAACGCCTTCATGGCATGCGGTGGTCTTGGACCTAAGTCTCAAGAAAACGAAGTTGGAGAATCCACTGTCACCAACCGCTCTATCGCTTGGCAGGTTCCCGGTGAAACTGAAACCAACTGGTTTAAGCTCACCGCTTGGAATGAACTTTCAACGCAACTTGCTGAACTCCCTAACGGCACTCCGACTATTGCAGTTGGTCGTGTAAGCACAAGCGAAAAAGAAAACAAGCAGTACCTGAACTACCAGGCAGACCAAATCCTCTACCTTCCTAAGGGCACGAAGTCCGCGCCCAAAAAAGCTGCCGACCCTGAAAAAGGTCAAGTTGCAGCAGCGGCTCTCGGTTCAATCGACTTTAATCTCTGATCATGGTATTCATCGCAGGCAAGTTTGCGGCAGATGAAATTCTCTGCCAAGTCCCTCCGCACACTCTCCGCATCGATCTGCAGCAACGCAGGTGGAAGAGTGATAACGATCCCGATCAAGCCATCACGGACTCGAACGACAATGGGATCCCTATCGAGTTTATTCTCCTCGGGTTTACTCCCTTTTACGGAAACCTTGGAATGCGTTCCCACGAGGAGTTCATTCGCATTGCATACATTGGTGTTTCTCCTTCGCATCGTTTGCTTCCTCCTCGATGCGTTTCAACTAGCGTTATATCCGGTAAGAGTAGTCAAAAGAATTTCATCTCATATTTCCAGACGCTTTACAACAACCGTATAAACGTTGCGGAAGTTGTGACTGCAACTAAGTTCGTACAACGTAGCTTTACTCAAACCGATCCTGTGTCGGGAGCTGACATCGGTAAGGTCAATTACAATGTCCTAGAGTTTTCTGATCGTCCGGTAAACGGCGACGATGAAGAAAATCTGGTTAAAGACATTGCGACTTGGCTTACCGGAGACGGAGGAGAGCTGGTTTCAGCTTCACTTCGTAGTCATATCTCCGGTGCGAATCTTGTTGAGCTACCTCTCGGAACAGACCACGAGGACATTAAAAATGCTTTTAACGAAGCTCATCCACAGCTTGAAGGTTTTAAGGCGCAAGGTCTTAGCGCTCTTCCTGCTGGAGCGGGCGAACCTAAGGCGACTCCTCCAGAACCTAAGTCAGACAAACCTAAGGAATTGACTAAGGAACAAAAGGAGGCGCTTAAAGCAGCTGGTTTGGAGGTATGATCTAACCGGGCATCGGGACTCATTGCGAGGGGACTAAGACGGGTGGTGCAACACCCGTCTTTTTATTTGCCTAAAAGTTTCGCTATCGATGGAAGGGGATAACCCTCTGTAGCTACGTACCGAGCAAGCTCTTTGAACAGTTGCTTTTGCACTAAATAATTTGCGTGAAGTATATCTATAATTTCATGTAACTCATCTGCATCTCTCAACTGTCTTGTTTTATTCATGAATTTATGGTGGTAGAACTCTGATTCCACGGCCATATAATTCCTTAAGCGACCGACAAGGTCTTCAGATTCCATGAGCTTTTATCAGGTCCCTCAACAGATTTTAAACCCGGTCCTCGATCTGAAGATCTTAAGCGGGAAAATTGTATTACCAACTGACCTCGATCAGGGTCTCGCAAAGCAACTAACGAGTGCGGGCTTCGACGATCTTGTAAGCGCAGACGATTACTCCAACCACATAGACAGAGTTTGGTGGCAAAGTCTTCCTCCCTTTGACTGGACAATCGCCATCACACAGGGTATGGGTGAATCCATCGACTGGATTCTCGAACCAGGTTATGAGCTTTCAAAAAAGGGTCTTATCGTTCTCGACAGGATTACTTTCTTGGAACCAACAAGGAAAAGGTTTAACTTTCTTCAGAAACGACCTTTAAGCAACCTAGTAATTTTAAACCCAAGACCTGAATTCCGTGCGGACCAGAGAAAGTCAAAGGACTCTGTGACTTCTGCATGGTTTGTATACAACAAACAGAGTTCGGCTTCGAAAGATACAAACATAAACTTCGATGTAAACTGGCAGCGACCGCAACCTTTTTCTGAAAGTGAAAGGACGCCTACAACTTCTGCTAACGCAGTACATTGAGGAGCAGCAGAAGACAAATAAAGCACTTGAAAAAATCGCTGCGCTACTGATTAGTAATCAGCTTCTTCAAGAGTGCATTGACCACGCTGGTAAACCTCGAGAAGCCGATGTCGTTGCTGAGTTAGTAGCAGATTCCTTTTCTGCTGGACTTTGTCTTCTCAACGAGCTTGAGCAGAGAAACAAAGAATACGACTATCAAAAGTCAGAATTCTTTGTCGATACAGACTCAGGCGTAAGCGAGAACGACTCACTCGAATCATTCTGAAGCATGTCAGACACTAGGAAAACAATTAACGGACTTCGTCATTATCTGTGTCCTGGTGTACCTGATTACCTTCCTTCAGTAACGTCGATCCTAAGTGCGACTCAGTCTGCAAAGACTCAACAAAAACTTGCTCACTGGAACATCATGAACCCAGGTGCTGCTGACGAAGCAGCAGAGCGAGGAAGCTTTATCCACAACAGCGTTGAGAACCATCTTCGAGGTCTTCGAGTCGTCCCTCCTGAAAAGTACGAGCCTTTTTGGCGCGGAGTTCCTGAGTGCGTAGATAACTTGCTAGATGGAGGTCGAGTGCTCTGGTCTGAACGACCATTCAATCAACCGAGTTGGTCTAAATATGTTGGAGACGATGGTGTAGGAAGGATCTTTTATTACGATCAGAGTAATAAAAAAGGTTACGCAGGTTGTTGTGATCTTATTTATATGGACAATAATGCTGAAATCATTCTCGCGGACTTTAAGACAAGCGCTGGTCCTTACAGTACAAAATTCCCTAACAAAAAAACTAACGTTGACGAAAAAACTAAGAAAGCACTTATCTCAGGCGTATTCAAAGCGAAAAAGACAAGGCTTCAATTAGCTGCTTACAAACTTGCAGCGGAAACATGCCTAGGAATTAAAATTAACAAGACCCAGATAATCGTAAGCACACCGCTAGAACAATACCAAACTCAGGTATTTACATTCGGTGAGACCGAGGTCGCAAAAGACGAAGAGAACTGGCTTGCGCTAGTAGACAAGTACTACACAGAGGTCTTCCCGAAACACTGCTAACAAAGCACAATTAAAACTAGATTAAATGGGTGCAGGAACGCCCTGGATACGGCAGACTACTGTCACGACAAGCACTCCAATGAATTTCATTTGCTCAATCAACTCCAAGGTAGCCTATGCTCTTAACAAAAGCACAGGTAAGATTGAAGCAGGTGGTGATTTCAGTGCGTTTAACTCTGGTTGGCAGCAAAAAGATATCCCCGTCGGCCACATAGCCAGAGAAGTTGGTAAATCACACGGTCTCTGCGCTTGGCACCTCGTTGACGGCAAAAGAGAAAAGAACAACACCACGCCGATCGGTGCTGGTCTGATCATTATCGATATCGACAATCAGGCTGATCACAAAGATGAAAAAGGTAACAAAGTTCAAAAACAAGAACTCACTTGGGAAGAAGCAGAGCAATTAGAAATTTGTCAAAAATATCTTTCTCTTGCATATAACTCACCTTCAACTTCAGATGGTTGGCCTCGGTTTCGTCTGGTATTTGGTTTAGAAAAACCAATTACAGATCCTGAGTTTTATCAGTGGTTTGTACGAGCTATCGCGAAAGATATTCCTGGTTCAGACATAAGAGCCACGCAGGCTGTCAACCTTTTCTATGGAGCTAAAAGTCAGTCAGACATTCTTTCAATAACAGACAAATTTATCCCGTCTGAAAAAATCACGAAAGCTCACAAGCATTTTATTTCTCTACCCAAAGAGAACAAGGGAGATAAAGGTGACGTATCTCAGGCGCTTCGAGATATTAACGTTGCACCCGAAACTGGAACTGATCTGACAAGACTTTTGTCTAAGTCAGTTCGCGACATGCTCGATGGTGAGCCAGTTGATGATAGATCCCTCGCGGTCACAAGAGCGATCAAAGAAATTCTCGGTTGGAGGAACTGGCTTCATGAAAACAATATCACTGTAAACGTCTCACCGTTGACAGTAGCACATGATGTGTTCTATGCTGTTTACCAGTACCCAGCGGAGGTAGACGGCAAATTTACGCGGATCATCGACAGTATCCGTGACGTTGACTCAGTGATGCCTTCAGTTGTGATGGCGTCAGAACACAAAGAACTGGCTGCTTGGCAACGTCTTAAAAAATGCGACAAGCAAACTTTTGACAGAGTTGCAACCGCAGAAACCAAAGCCAGTCTCACCAAAACAAAACCAAAACCGAAAAACTCGATTCTTAATATCGAAGATTTTTCAACCGATGTCATCTCTGCCACAGCAGTAGAGGACTTCACATCAACATCAACATCAGAACAAAAAATGGCTACACCGCAGACTCCAGCTCAGCTGGTGAACCTGGCTAATGCCCAGCAACAACAACGAGCCTTCGCAGAGAATGACGTAGCTGAGTTAATTGCCACAAACCAAGGTGAAGACTATCTCTATGACAGCACACACGACAACTTCTATACCTACGACTCTGATCTAGGTACTTGGTATGTGCAGGATGAAATGCATATCAAAAGACGGATCGTCAAAGCTCTTGATACTTTTGTATCTGCTGGTGTTCTCCCTAAGTATCAGTCATCGACTGTCAACAGCGTCTACGCCATGCTTCAAGCCAGAATGCTGAAGTCACTCGATGGCGGTCGTACTAGCGTCTTCTCGACGGGTAAAAGGTATATTCCATTTGCCAACGGGGCACTCAACAGCGACACGTTTGAGTTTGAAGAGGGTAAAAACAAGGATCTCTACTTCCGCAGCCGTCTTTTCTACGACTGGGACGAAAACGCAAGCTGCCCGAAGTTTCTCCAATGGATGAAAGATTCTCTCCGTCCTAAACAAGAGAAACTAATTCAAGCATTTTCTCGGGCTCTTCTTACTGGTTATACATCTGGAGAACGTTTTCTTCATTTAGTTGGTCCTGGTGGTACAGGCAAATCAACCATGCAGCAGTTGATGATTGCTCTTGCTGGCTTCGGAAGCACCCACACGTCGAGTCTTGAGCTTATTGAAATGAATAAGTTTGAGACATACAACCTCATCGGCAAGCGTCTTCTGCTTCTTACTGACGAATCTAATTACAACAAGCGTATGGACGTGTTGAAGAAGCTTACTTCAGCTTCTGACACACTTCGTGCTGAGAGAAAGTACGGCAAAGAGATTATCAGTTTTAAGCCAGAGTGTCTCGTTTGCATCGCGTCAAACGAACACATTAGCTCTAACGACTCGACAAGTGGTCTCGAACGACGTCGTCTAACGATCATCATGGATAAGGTCGTTGCACCCAGTAAGAGAAGACAGCTGTTGGACGTCTATGACGACCGTCTAGAAGGTGAGTTTGCAGATGAGATGTCTGGCATTGTGAGCTGGGCTCTCTCCATGACCTACGAGGAAATGAGAGACACACTTGCAAACCCAGTTAAACACGCTCCCTCACTCGCACGA